ATACCTTTATCTGTCTTTCCAACTGAGATTGTACAATGTCCACCAACTGTGAATTGAACGCGCTTCGTTCCATTCGGGGTGATTAAGTTTATTCCCAGATAGCTTTGATTGTTAGCAAAGTAATCGATTTTAATGTAACTGTTGCCAGTGAAATAATAGTTACCGTAAGTTGACGTAAGACTTGAAGTCTCGTTAACACTCGAGTTACTTTTCCACGTATAAGCCGACAGAATTGTATTAAGCGCAGATATAAAAATACTAGGATTTGAATCACCGCTTGTAAGACCGGCATCTTTTAATAGCGTTGTATGTTCAATCATTTTCCACGCCCCCCTTAATCTTTTAATGCAAGTGTTTTTCCGCAAAGGAAAATGCCCTGTCCGTCAACGTCCATAGTGTTATACTGTAGCGGCGAATATCTCATTATAAAAATATCTCTGAAAATATCGCCCGTTGTAGTATTCACCGCTGGAATTAAAACTGCTTTTCTATCTGCGTTAATGGTTGAGCCTATCGCATTCTCTTCTGAAATTCCTTCGTCTGTTGCAATAGTCAGATTTCCGTTATCATCTGAATATATACAACCTTGTGCTGTTGTTCCGTCAAGCTTTGTAATTTCTCCGACATAAAATTTATAGTCTAAATTATCATCATACCCACTAGATGAAGATGATAATTGAAATGCAAATCCTTTTGACGTTTTAGTGAAGCACCATGTTACATACATATTAGTTAAGTCTCTGCTATACAGCGTCTTTGTACCAAATGTGCCACATACGATCACGTTAAATTTTGCATATGTGCGTCCTATATTTTCACCAGCTAGTCTTAAATATAGGTTATCTGTAATATAGCAATCGTCCGTATACCCATCACTAGACCTTACAGTTTTTATCCAGTCATATGAGTTATCAATATCAGTAAATACTTGCGAATACATATCATAGCCGCCGTGATTATTATCTTTTTGTTTACCGCTTATTGTCGTTATCGCCATTACTCAGTCACCTCCGTTGCTGTTCCTATAACTGGTGTTACTGCTGCGCCATAAGCAGCAGCGTAGGCCGTGCCTACTGGGACGCTCTGTCCGCTCGCCATATCGGGTATAGTGTCGATAATATCCATATTGCCGTTGAAGTCCTCAATGCTGAACCTGTCCAATCTGTCGGGCTTTTTAAGTCCGAGATTTTCCGTGAAACTAGCCAACTATACTTCCCCCTTCCGCATTTTTGCCGACTATGAGATAGTATACCTTGAAAGCGTATGTTCCGCCCTGGTCTGAGGTGTGCTCAAGGTATGCCTCCCAGTCGATGTCCCTGCCGTTGCTTGCGACTTTGTATTGAAAACTCTGCGACTTGAAGTGCTTTTTGCCCCAGTCACACACCATAAACACCGCAGGGTTAGTGACCCCCGAGGGTATCATGCCTGTGCGTGTATTGTATGACCACTGTGAGCCGTTGTCGGCGTTGACCTTCATATTCACCGTGAAAGACCCCCACCGCATATACAGTGGGTAGAGCCTGTTCACAAGACTTACTATCTGCGCCGCTGTCTTTGCACGAAACACCGCTGTACCGCCGTCTAAAAGCTCGTCCGTCTGTTCGCCCGAGTACCGCAGCTCATACTCCTCCTCGCCGACTATTTCTTCAAGTGCCGCCACTCTCGCCGTAAGCTGCTGGATAAGCTCCTCGGTGGTGGGCGTTGTCTGACCTGTGTCTGCTGTATCGGCAGTTTTCTCCGCCTGCGTATCAGCTACAGTTGTTATCTCGTTCTCGTCCATAATCTCGCCTCCTAAAGCTGTTCTTCCACCGACAGACCCACCGCAGAAATATCGGCTGAAAGTCCGCCGTCAAAATTGAATCCTATGTTAGTTATTGGTATATCGTAGCTTTCGCCGCTTTCGCTGACGTATGTTATCACGTCCCCGACGTCAAATCGTGGGTCGCCAAGGCGGTGAAAAAGCTCCGTTGTATACCACGAAAAGCCGCCTATCCTATGCCACAATGACCGCAGCAGCGACATTGTCATATATGGATTTTCAAACTCCAGCACACGCCCTGCCGAGCCTGTGGTATTGCCCAGCCGCAGAGTTTCGCTGTCGCTGACCTTACAGACAATGCCTGCCAAAACATTCGGACGTTCTCCCAGTGTTGGCAGGTCGATAGTGTTGTTGTCCAGTATCTTCACGCTCGAGCCGTACCATTTGCGGACGTATCTGCCGTATCGGTCAACAAAACCGAACTCGCCTTGTGCCGAAGCTATGTAACTGAGCATCTGCCGCATTGTGGTGTCTTTGGGTATAGAGCTTATTTTGAAGTCGAAGTTTGCAGTTTTCAGCCTTATGTGACCCTTGCCGTAAAGCCTTGCACCGCCCTTTACACGGAGCTTTGCAGGGATGGTGTAGTCGTTGCCGTTTTGCAGTCCAAGCTGCTTGCATATGTCGTCCTCGACAGCCTTTGACCACGCAGGTAGCTTGACCTTTGGCACATAGGTCTTGTCGGAGAAGTAAAGCCTATCCGCAAAAGTGACCTCAGTATTTCCGCCCGACTTTTTCGATTTCACGCAGGTGAACCGCCCCAGAGGTATTCTCTCTCCGTCAAGCACCTCTCCAAGCTTGCTTATCTGCTCCACTGTCAGCTTTGAAAGTTCTGCGTAGGTGTAGGCTTCTAGGGTGGAGTAGGTGGTCACGCCTGTGAGGTCTGCAAGGTACAGGGACAGGTCATACTCTTTGCCGAGGAAACGTGTTTCAGCATCGTTTATCTGTAATGCCCAAGACTGTGAGCACACTGCACCAAGCTCTATGTCGTCACTGAGGCTCGTTGACTGCACGTCACTGGTAGCGGACATTATGTTGTCCCCCATTATTACGCTCTCGTCGTTTTCAAGCCACATACGCCATGTGCGGCAGTAGCTTTCGATGCGTGAGGAGACGGTTGTACTTGTTGTATACATATATCCGCCTCCTACTGCATGATAAGGTCAACAGCAACGCCTTTGCAAAACTGCCGCTTTTCGTCCCAGCCGAATATTTCATAGCTTGGATCTCCTGCATAGACCCTTATTTTGATTTCATTAAAAGTCTCGTCCAAAAGTGTGGCGTTAAAAAATGGGCTATCAACATTTGAGATATACTTATTTATCTGTGCAGTCTGCTCGCCTGTGAGATGATACCATTTAATAGTGACCGTTTTCTTTATAGCCCTGATGTCTCCGACCATAAGACAATTAGCGGTGCGCCCTGCATTGCCCGACCAGATTTTATTGTTACAAAAAGTAATTTCAGCAGGAGTGGCTACCGTTTCTTCTTCAAATTTCAATCCATTTGATTTCATAGTATCCCTCCTATACTTTTATCGGCGATTTGCCGTTGCGCTTGATAAAATCATTTATATCGTCAATAACGATCTGTGACAGCACTCTGCCCTTTACTTCGATTGGTATCGTTACGCTTATTTTCTGATTGCCTACAGCTCCGCCGTAAACAGCAAGCGCCTCAAACAAAGCCTGCTTGATCGTATCCAGCGGAGCTTCGATGTTTGTGCCGCGTTTCTGGTCGCCGAGAACCGCAAGAAACTCGGAGTTCGGCGGAATTACCGCGCCGGTGGCGAGCATTGGAATCTGAGGAACTGGTATAGGGTCATAGTCCCAAAACTCATCAAATGGTGTAAAGCCTGCTATTTCAATATCACGAATATCATTAAGTATGCCATTAAGAAAATCCAGTGGAGTAGAAATAACTTTATTTATTCCGCCAATTATGCCGTTTACAACCGTTGTGAATACTCCTGTTATACCCTCTTTGATACCGTCAAAAATTTTGCCACCAGTCGAAAATACGTCCTTAACTGCTTGCCAAGCCTTTGAAAATATATCTTTAAACCAATCAGCTACCTTAATAAACGGTGATTTTATTGCAGTCCACAAATCCCTGAAAAATTGTGCTGTAGCCGAAAACGCCGATTTTATATTTGTCCACGCAGTTGTAAATATATCTCCAAACCAACTTCCTACTGCAGAAAAAATGTCTTTGATTCCTGTCCACAGATTTGAGAACCAACCTATAACGGCATTCCAGACAGACAAAATACCGTCCCAAGCTGCTTGGAAAATTCCCGTAAACCATTCTGCCACGACGGCAAATACATCTTTTATGCCTTGCCATATTCCGGCGAAAAAGTCTTTAATTGATGTCCAGACCTCTGTTACCCAGTCTACAAATTGCTGTATTGTCATTTTAAAGCTGTCCCACAAATCAATAAAAAACTGTTTTACTGTTTCCCAATTTTTGTACAGCAATACGCCGATAGCGATAAGCGCACCGATTCCTAGACATACAAGTGTGATTGGACTCGTCAAAAAATTAACTGCTACACCAAGTGCAGTAATTAACGGTGTCAATACACTTGTTCCTGCCGCCAATGCGGCAAATGCACTTACTACGCCTTGAATTATTCCGGATATTGCAAATGCCGATCCCAAAGTCCCAACTACAACAACAAAATTTTCGACAGCAGTCTGATGATTCTTTATCCAGTCACTAACCCCATTTAAGGCTGATGTAATACCTTTCAACGCGCCTACTATAATACCTCCGGT